AATCACGATGGAAAGAAGGCAGTGAGGAAGGTGTTAGTGAGGGTCGTGACGGTGATGCGTATTACGATAAAGCAGAAACAATAGTTGTAGGTGAATTACTTTATGTTGAGGAACGGCCTAGGGAATTAGTTTTATTAAGTAACGGACAAGTGCATGTAGCGGAAGAATATGAGCCTTTAAAAGAAGAAATGGAGGCTATGGGTGTTACTGAGGAAAAACGCAGAACACGCCAAGAATCCTATGTATGTAGTCGCTTTTTCGATAACAAAGATTGGTTAGAAGAAAAACGAGAGACCGTTTTTAGCAGCATACCGATTGTACCGATTTACGGAAATTACAAGGTTTACGAGGACAAGCCTATCTATTGGGGTGTCGTAGAAAAGTTATTCGATACGCAACGTGTATTAAATTACAGCATTTCAAGGCAGATAGAGGAGGGTGCGCTAGCGCCAAGAGCAAAATACTTTATGACTCCAACACAAGCAGCTGGTCATGAAGATACATTACAAACCTTAAATACAAATAATCACCCTGTACAGTTTTATAACGCAGACCCTGAAGCACCAGTACCTACACAACAAGGTGGTGCACAGATTAATGCTGGATTAACTCAAATAAGTGAAAGTATGCGAACAATGATGAGTTATACATCTGGTATGTTTGCGGCAAATATGGGGGATAACCCTAGAGCGCAGTCAGGCGTTGCTATAGAGACATTACAAAACAAGGGCGATAACTCTACAGTCAAATATTTTTCAGCCTTAAAATACGCTATAGCAGCTACAGGGCGCATATTGATTAAAGCCATACCCAAGATATATGACACAAGGCGCACTGTTAGAATTTTGAAAGAAGATAAAACCTATGATTATGCAGATATTAATGGCGAAATTATTATTGATACTGAAACTAATCAGCCTATGCGGTTAAATGATTTATCGAGAGGTTCTTACGATATACAGGTTAACGCAGGCCCTAGCTTTCAAAACAGACAAACAGAAACTCGAGAGGCTATAACAGCACTAGCGCAAATAGACCCTTCAATAATTGATTTAGCTGGCGATATTCTTTTAGACAATATTGAAACGGCTGGCGCTAAACAAATATCAGACAGAAAACGTCAGCAAATGGTTAACGCTGGATTAATACCACAAAATCAGTTAACCAATGAAGAAATGACAATGATGCAACAGGCGGCAATGCAAGAACCACCGCCAGACCCTGCATTATTACTGGCACAGGCGGAAATGACAAAAGCCGATGCGGAATTGATGAAAGCACAAACAGATGTAACGCAAGCACAAAACGCTATGTTTAAACTGCAAATAGAAGCAGAAAAAACTAATAATCAAGCATTGAAGGACCAAGCAGCAAATGCGGTAGATGTATTTAGAGCACAAACGGATAGATTTAAAGTGCAAACAGACGCACAAGAAGTCGGTGCTAAACTTAACGAAAGTGCAGGAAAACAGTTAGGACAACAGCTGGATAACATTAATAAAGAATTAGATAATGAACATAAGGAAATGGAAAATTATGAAAAATTTGAGCAAATTACAAATCCTGTACCAGATGCATTAATTGCTATTACAGAAGTATCTGACAACATGGTTGATAAGCCTACTGGTAAATCAGCATTAAATAAAATGGTAGATGTAGGACAATCAGCTATAAGGAGAATGACAGATGCGTAAGAAAAAAATCAAAAAACCTTATAAATAAAAGAATTTGTGGTATATTCCGCAATTAGGTACTAGACCGAAATCTAGGAATTACTCATAACGAGGCGCACAGATGCAAACAGATTCAGATGTCGATGAGGCTGAAATAACGCTTGAAGATAATGAGACTGAACAAAGTCAAAATATTGACGAAACTACAGAAGTAGATAGTCAAGAAAATGACGAGTCGGATTCATCACCGAATGAAGAAAAAGTAGTATTTAGCGAGGCACAGCAACGAGTCCTTGATAAACAAATTGGCAAGAAGGTTGGAAAGTTACGAGAAGTAGAGCGTGATAACCAAACTTTACGTCAAAGGCTACAGGATGTAGAGGCTCAGCTAAATAAGCCTGTTGATGTAGAAGTGCCACCTATGCCTGATGCGTTTAGTATGACAGACGCAGATTATAAGGAAAAGGTAGCACAAAGAGACAAAGCAATAGTGGAGTCTGCGCTACAAAAAAAGGCTGCAGAAGCACAGGAAGAGGCTGCTGCGAAACAACGAGCCGACCGCATTGCAGAAGCACAGCAAGAAGCGGAAGCAAAGCGAAAAGTGTATGAAAACAGAGCTGCAGAGTTAGGTGTAGCTCTACCAGAACTGCAACAGGCAGGCCAGACCCTATATAATGCAGGGCTTCATAATGAGGTCGCTGGTTATTTATTAGATGCCGATAATGGGCCTCTAATATCGCAATATTTAGGGCAAAATCCGTTAGAGCTTGATAATGTTCTACAAAAGCAAAATCAAAGTATAGCGGATGCAATTATTTATATGCACACAGAAATAAGGGCAAAATTGCAGAGCTTGGCTAAATCCAATATTAATCAAGCACCAGACCCTATTGAGAAACCTGCTGTTAGTGGTAAGCAGAAGAAACAAGGAGGGCCACAAGGTGCTACTTTTGAATAAAGGTGATTTAGCATGGCTAATAATTTATCCTCAAACGTCACTCGGAAGGTGGCTAGGGTATTTTTAGATGCGTTTGAAAGCAATCGCGTTCTAACTAAAACCGTAGACACACAACTGCTTAGTGGCAAATTCACACCCGCTAGTGGGTCTAATGTAGATTTCAAGCGACCTCACGATTACAACAGTATCCGAACCGCAGGCGGTGATATTTCGGCTTCTACGAAGTCAGACATCATTGCTGGTAAGGCCACTGGTACGGTACAGAACTACTTTACTGTAGCTACGTCATGGGGAAATGTTGAAGAAGCATTAGAACTAGACCAGTTAGAGCAGATACTTGCACCAATGGCTAGACGTATCGTCACAGACCTAGAGACTGACCTTGGCAGTTACATGATTAAAAACTGTAACTTGCATTATGGCACAGTTGGTACTGTAGTTGATGCTTGGTCAGATGTTGCAGGTGCTGGTGCATTAATGGACTCTATAGGTGTACCTACAGATGGTGACCGTTATTATGTAATGAACCCATTTACTACTGCTGGTTTGGCTAGTGCACAAAATGGTCTAAATGCATCAGACGGTCTTGTTAGAACTGCATGGGAAAAGGCGCAAATATCTAGCAATTTTGCTGGATTGTCTGCACTTACCTCTAATGGTCTAGCTGATTATACCTCTGGTACAGCAACAGACAGGGCTGGCACATTGAGTGGTGCGCCTGATGTAACCTATGTCACAGCTAAAGATACTATGACGCAAGTATTGCCAGTAACGGCATTTACAGCGTCAGCTACAGTTAAAGCTGGTGAAATTATACAGGTTACAGGGCGTAACAGACTTAATCTGTCAAGTCGTGGAGCTATCCTAGACGGCACAGCCTCTAACATATTGTTTTCAGGTACTGTTACTGAGGACGTCACTTTAGACGGCTCGGGTGCAGGTAACCTAACAATAGCAGGTGCTGGTATTAATGAAACTAATGGACAATACAACACTACTGATACTGCTTTGCAGTCTGGTGATGTTGTAACGCTATTAGGTTCTGGTTCTACTCTTTATCAACCAAACTTGTTTTATCATAAGCAAGCCTTTGGACTTGGTACTGTCAAGCTACCTAAGCTATACAGCACTGATACGATTGCTACTACCTCTGATGGTATGTCCATACGAGTTAGTAAGTATTCTGACGGTGATGCAAATACTCAGAAGATTCGTTTTGACTTGTTGCCAGCGTATGCGACATTCAATCCGTTCTTTGCGGGTCAAGGCTTTGGTGTCTAATAGAATTGGGGGCGAAAGCCCCCATTCTTTTTCGAGGTTACTATGAAAATATTTATTAAGCCGGATGGCACAGAAATAGAAGTTAGTGAGCAATCAGAAGCGTTTGCAAAAGAGTTAGGTTGGAAAGCGAAAGGCACAGCAAAGAAAAAAGCAGCGAAGAAAAAAGCAGCAGCAAAAAAGGCAAAATAAATGGCTACAGTTGCACAAGTAGGTAAAGCATCATTACAACGAATATTAGTGCAGGCGAGTGAGGCACAATTAGAGCCTGATGAATACGCGGATTTTATGTTTGCATTAAATAATTATATGAATGAGTTAAATGCTCAAGGAATTCAATTAGGCTTTACTGAAGTTAACGATTTAGGTGACGAAGTAACTATACCAGCAGGTGCATTACGCGGTGTTATAGCTAACATGGCTATTGAAGTAGCACCTGATTATGGTGGTGTAGTTACTGATGCATTAGCAAAAGCAGCAAAGGAAGGTCTGCAAACTATGCGCTTAATAGGACAAACAATGGGTAATAGTAAAATGCCATCGACCTTACCTATTGGAAGTGGAAATGAAAGTAACAACAGAGTTAGTGGTGTTTCAGGTCATTTTTACCCTGATAGTGAGGCAACAATACTCGCTGAAACCACAGGCTCTATAGCCCTAGAAACAGGTACAACATAGAGTAATAAAATATGGTCGATAATTCTAATGGTCGTAAAAAAAGTGCGTTTATCGCAAAAACAACTGTTACTGATGGTGCTTTTTTAGATTTTTTTGTTGCAAACACTAATTACAAAATATCGTATGCCAATTTTGTTTCTGGATTAGGTGTTACAGGCACAATTACGACATTGGGTGCAGCTAGTGGTACTCCTATACTTAATGTATCAGGGACTGTTAACCGCATAAGAAATATAGAAAATGGCTCAGGTATTACATCTAGTGTGTCGGCGTCAGAAGGTTGTGAAATTAAACATAACTTTTTAGCAGACGGTACAGGCCACGCTATATTTAAAAATACAACAGCAACACAGCCAACATTTGCATCCTTAGTCGCTGGAAGTGGTATTACATTAACTACAACCAGCAATTACATAACTATTGCTAAAACCGCCGAAACATTAATTGGTGGTATAGCAAGCCTACAAGGTAATTCGACCGCCACTACTATTGCAGGCGCTGGTACAGCAGTTTTAGTAGCAGGTACGTGGACAGCAGAAAAAACATCAACAGTCACACCTTCTACTGCTGGTAGACTTACGTATACAGGTGGTACGAATATAGATATAAATTTTGATGCAACGGTGTCAATAAAAACAGCATCAGCATCAGGACAGACAGTTTCAGTTTATTTAGCGCGAAACGGTACAAAAATAGACGCATCAAGAGTTACAGTTGTTTTAGATAATACAGATAAAAATGTCGCTTTAACATGGACACATACAGCTGCAACTAATGATTATTTTGAGATATTTGTAGCGAACGATACAACTACGGATGATTTAGTAGTTACAAACGCTGTTTTTAAATCTAGTTAAGGTGCAATGTGGCAATAACTCAGCTACCTATAGCAAATGGTTTTTATGTTAGTGATTCGCTACCTATCTCTGCGCAAGAGTGTACTAATTTCTATCCTAATATTGTGCAAGTACCTGCACTCAACCAAGAAACATTGATAGGTACAGCAGGTTTAAGTCAAGTAGCAACTACAGCGACACCCCTAGATACACAGCTAAATCGTGGCGCACACGAAATGAACGGTATACCGTACTTTGTTAACGGTACTAACCTTTACAAATTAACAGAATCGTCAGGCACATATTCGACTACAAACTTAGGGACTATTGCAGGTACTAGCAGAGTTTCTATGGCAGATAATGGCACACAGCTAATGGTTTTAGTGCCTAGCGGTAATGGATATATTTATAATCATGTTACAGATACGTTTGCACAAATAACGGATAGCGATTTTACTGCGAACGGTAACCCACAGCAGGTAGTTTTTATAGATGGGTATTTTTGTTTAACAACAGATACTAAAAAATTCATAGTTAGTTCGTTAAATGACGGATTAAATTATAACGCGCTTGATTTTGGTACAGCGGAGTCTGACCCTGATGAAATAGTTGCACCAGTAGTATTTAAAAATCAATTATTTATAGCTGGAAGTCAAACAATAGAGGCGTTTCAGAATATTGGTGGCGCTGATTTTCCATTTCAGCGTACTGGTTTGTTTTTTAGTAAGGGTATAGCAGCTCCGTTTAGTGTTAAACAAATAGGCGATACATTCATATTTATAGGGTCTGGTGAAAATGAATCACCAGCAATATGGGCTTTAAATGGTAATCAATTAACGAAAGTAAGTACGACGGCTATAGATAATCTATTGCATGATTTAACTGAAACACAAGTACAAGCTATTTATTCATGGTCGTATGCGCAAAAAGGGGCTTATTTTGTCGGATTTGCATTACCTTCCTCAACTTTGGTTTACGATACGATTACGCAAAGATGGCATGAAAGAAAATCAACAATCGCAGGTGTTGTAGGGGCGTATCGTGTTAACTCAATGGTACAGGCTTACAACCAAGTATTTTGCGGTGACATAGAAGATGGAAAAATAGGTAAATTAGACCCAAATGTTTATACAGAATATGGCAATACAATACAAAGGCGATTAGTAACACAGCCTTTTCACAACAATATGCAAAGTTTTTACGTGCCGTATTTAGAATTAACAACAGAATCAGGTGTAGGTCTACAAAACGAGCCAGAGCCATTGATAGGTATGGAGCGTAGCGAAGATGGCATGACTTGGAGCCAAATGCGTTATAGAACACTAGGAAAAATCGGTGAACGTAATGCAAGAGCAATATGGCGAAGAAATGGCAGAGCAAGCAGGTTTGAAATGTTCAGATTTACACTTACGGACCCTGTAAAGCCAATTTTAATACAACTAACAGCTAATATAATTGGCGGTACACAATGAGTTATCAGTTAAATGTAGCGCAGCCCGTCGTAGATGAAGATGGCACAATGGCATCACCGTTTCGGCAATTTACACAAGAGGCAGCATTATCTATACCGGTTACTGGTAGCGGCACACCAGAAGGCGTTGTAGAGGCTAGGCAATTTAGCTTGTATTTAGATACATCAGCAGGAGCTGGCGCTATCCAATATAGAAAAATGATAGCGGAAATAGGTGGCGATAGAAAAAAAGGATGGGTACAAACTGGACAATCTGCACCTAAATTAACAGCATTGAGTTTAACAGCATCTAATACAGAATTTATTATTGTTACTGCTGGCTCTATTACTATTACATTACCAGCAAGCCCATCAAGTGGTGATTATGTAATTGTTAAAGATGGTACAGGTTCTTGTTCAACTAATACATTTACGGTAGATAGAAACGGTAGCAATATAGCATCAGCAGCTAGTGATTTGATTTTTGATAAAGATTTTGCACAAGTTACTATGACGTATATAAATGCAACTATAGGCTGGTCTGTATGATTTATGAAACACAAAATGTAGAAGTTATAAAAGCATTTGTAACGCCAGAAATATTTGAAGAAATAGCAGAAGATGGACACAAATACGAGGAGTTTGAACCTAATTTCCGGTTAGGTTATTTAGTACAAAAAATGGAAGATTTTGAAGGGCTTTGGATATTAGAAAGAAGAAATGGCGTAACCTATTGCGTACATCCAGCAATACCAAAGCAATATAGAGGTCGTAAGGCTTACAGAGCTGCAAAAGAGTTTTATTGTTATTTAGTTGAAAATATAGATTTTGAAAAACTAATAGCCGAAACACCTGTTATATATAAAAATGTAAAATTATTTGCTTTGCAAAATGGTTTACAAGTGGAAGGCAAATTAAAACAGTCTTATAGAAAATATGGTCAATTACACGACCAATGGATATTAGGTATAACGAAACCACAGATTGAGGCAATATTATGAGCGGATTTTTTTACGACGACAGTGCACAAAAAGGTGCAATGCGACAAACACAGCAAGGTTTGCGAACGCAGCAATTTGAGGGAAAACGAGCGCGTCAAGATATAGCCGACGCATTACCTAGTGAGACGGCTGCAACTACAGCAGGAGTTAATAGAGCCTTAGAGATTGGTGCACAAACAACACCAGAAGAATTCCGAACCTTTAATGAAGGTAATATAAATGCGCAACAAACCATTATAGATGGTGGAAATGCAGCTGTTGCAGCTCTTAGGGGACAACCATTTGATAAACCAATAGTACCTACACAAATGACGTACGACACAAGTTTTGCACAGCAACAGTTACCAAGCTCAATTACAAACCCTAATTATTTAAATGCTATACAAGCAGTAGACCCAATTAATCCATTTTTAGATGACCATTATACGACTGAAATGTTACGCAGACGTAACGAGGAAAAAAGGAGATATTAATGGACCCCATACAGCAAGCACAGCTATTAGCATTACAAGGGCAAACTATACCTCCTGATTTGCAAAGACAGGTATTTCAGCAAGCAGCCGCTAATAATATGTCATCTGCACAACTAGAGCAGTTGTTTAATATGCCTGCAGGTACAGCTGCGCAAGCTGCACAGCAATTAGGTATCGCTAATCAAATACCACAACAATTAGGTGGTATACCTAGAGATAATTTTGGTAATGATTTAAATAGTGGTGCAGCAGAAGCGGCACAGGCTGGTATGGATGCATTTGCAGCACAAGGCGCAGCCCCAACAACAGTACAACCACCAAGCACACCACAATATACACAAGCACAAATAGATAGCGTAGTTAATGCTTTAAACACAGGACAAACTACACCAGAGCAAGTAGCGCAACAATATGGTGTTACAGCAGATGAAGTAAGGGCAAATTTAGCTCAAATAAATATAAATGCTTTACCTTCTATAGATAATTACACGGCACAAGACGTTAATACAGTTGTTAACGCAATTAATACAGGTCTGGTTACACCGCAACAAGTTGCTGATAATTATGGCGTTTCATTAGATGAAGTTAATAGAAATGTAAAAAACGCTAATCTAGCCAGTACATTAAGTTTGCCACAAGCAGATGGTGACTATACACAAGATGAAATAAATCAAGTTACTAAGTTATTACAAGATGGCAAATTAAGCACTGCAGATGCAGCAAATTTTTTCAATGTACCTGAAGCACAAATACAAAATAATTTAGCCGCATTAACTAACAATAATGCAGCTAGCACAACTGTTACAAATGCAGCAGGTGGTGCAGTAAATAATGCAGCAGGCGGTACTGTAAATAACGCAGGTAGTGGCGGTAGCGATGGCGCTACAGTTGGGGCTGGCGGTGGGCTACCTGATAAAAGTGCGTCAGGCACATATAGTGTAAACGATACTATGCAAGTCGCAAATGCTATTAATTCTGGTCAATTAACAACACAACAAGCATCCGATATATACGGTGTACCAGCTGCTGAAATAGAAGCAAATTTAAAAACGATTAATGCTAATAACCCACAAGCAACAAGCCTTGATGTTGGTGATATGGCTAATCAGGCAGGTAAATTTAACTCTACAGGGATGGCATCTGGTTTAGCAGGTTCAGAAAATATACAAGCATCAGGTTTAAGTAATGCACTACAAGCTACACAGCGAGGCACTAATGTAGGCAGCAATTTAATAGGTTTAGGTGCTACAGATGCTGCTAGTGTTATCGGAAAGCAATACTTTCAAAATCAGGGAATGTTTGACCCTTACAGAGTTGGTGGTGAATCTGCATTACAAAAACAGCTAGCGTTAAGTGGAGCATTAGGAAAAGAAGCCTTTGATGCTGCTTATCAAGCCTCACCGCAAATGCAATTTTTACAAGATAGAGGTGAAAGAGCTGTCGCTAGAAATGCTGCGGCTATCGGTGGATTAGGTGGCGGTAATGTACAAAGAGAATTGGCAAAATTTAGTCAAGGTTTGGCTAGTCAAGATTTACAAAACCAAATCGGTAATTTACAGGCACTTTCTGGTACTGGAATGGATGCTTCTCAACAAGCGGCTACATTAGGCACTAGAGGCGCTGAGAGCATGGCAGACATCTATGGGCAGAGAGCTATAAGACAAGCCGATTTAGCCTCGAGAGGGGCTGACAATGCGGCTAATTACATATTCCGTACTGGTCAACAAATGGGCGCTGATAGAATGACAACTGGCCGAGATATTGCGCGAGCAGCACAAGATACCAGTGCGGCTTTAGCTAGATTACAGCAACAACAAGGTACAGGAATATCACAACTGTACGGTGATATTGGCAGTAATTTACAAGGAATTATGGCAAATGCAGGTGCTACTGCAGCTAATCAAATTAACGCAGCAGCAGCGAATAGAGTAAACGCAGCACAAAATATGGGTGCTAATGCCGCTGCATTAATTGGCGG